AGCGACGGTATCCGGCGTATAACCGTATTGATACGTCGCCTCGACCACCCACCCGTCAACATCTTCGGAAGTAACGTTAGGTACGTGTTTAAACTTTGCGAGAAGGCGCGTGTTCAATTCGCTTAACTCCGCCATCTAACCGCCTCCTACTTTTTCGCTTTAGGTGCTGATTTAGTTTCCGCCTTAACTTCGGATTTCGCCTCTCCGACAATCTTAGCGTATTTAATAGACTCGAAATATTGAGCGTCCTTTTCCGATACTTCGAGTTGTTCGCCTTTACGCTTACCGTCGATAACTGCGTCTAGGACTTCGATTATGACTTTCGCCATAGTACGAACACCTCCTTATAGATTAATAGGCGAGCCGAAGCCCGCCGTTATTCGTTATTACACTGTAAATACGTCAGCGTGGAAGATTAACTCCGGAGACTCGATTGCAGGGAATCCAGCCGCTACCGCACGTAGAATAGATTCGATTGGCTCCTTCTTATCATAGGCATCTAAGAAGATACCTGGCTGGAAGTCGTTCTCTACGGTAGGTCCAAGTAAGAAGTTACCTACTCCCTCTGATACCATAACAAGACGATTGGCAGGGAAGAACTCAATTTCCTCTTCTTGGCCGGTATAGATGTCTTTAACAGTTACCTTACGGTCAGTTACGATTTGGATAGGCGGTAATCCGAAACCGCTTAATACCGCACCTAACTCTTCCTGAGATACGCGAGTAGATCCTTCCGGACGTCCCGCCTCGGTAACGATTACCTTGTTACGAAGTAATTTAGCTTGAGCTTCGCGAGTCATTAAGATAACGTCAGGAGTCTTACCGTTAGTTGCTTCGTATTTTTCAACCCACGTTAATAGGTCGGCGATTACATCACGGTTAACGTCATTCCAATCGTTACCGCTAGTTAGTGCTACTTTATGCTCAGCAGGCACACCGAAGTCTACGTTAACTTTTACTCCGTTTTTATTGTAAGAGAATCTACCCTTTGTGATAGCTTCCATTTTGATAACGTCGATTCTGCGCTGGATGGCCTCTACTAGATCAAGCCCCTTAACTACTAAACGGTTAACGATTGCTTCTTTTTCACCGTTATTACGTGCCTGGTGAATTGCCAATAACTCTTCCTCAGTGGCGATATACTTTATACCCATCTTAGCGATCTCGCCATGCATACGAGCAACCGCGTCACGGTCTACAACCGGAGGCTCAGCACCGTATCCGATCATCGCACCGATATGCTTAGACGTCTTAATGAGATCATAAGCAAACGTACTGTTATACGTATTCTCGTTCGGTAAGAACCTATCCGCTAGTTTTGGTACTCTATCTTGAACGGACTCATCTACAATACCTTTTAAATAATCCTTTTGAAATTCTTTTAAATGTGTGATTCCAGCCATTTTTATTATTCCTCCTATAAGTGAATTTGGGTACAAAAAAAGACGACTACCTTTGGTACTCGCCGTTTATTAGATGTGCTTTACGTATCTGATCTGTTCTTTAGTAGCCGTCTTAAACGCGGTATTTACGCTAGCAGGTAATTTCGCCTCGTACACGCTACCTCTTACGATAACCTCACCGACTACTACGTCATTTTGTCCGTCTACGTTAACATCAATGTTCAATAGGCCGAAGTTATCGAAACCAGTCGTAGATGAGAATACCTCGTATTTACCGTTAGTAGTATTACGCGCTACTGGCGTTCCTACGGGTAAGTACGTATTACCGATAGCCGCTGCGTTTAAGGTTGCACCTGCTTCGATAAATTGAAAATGTTCGGACGCTAAGATATTTTTACCGCCCTTAAATCCGCTTTTAAATGTTTGTAAAGTGTAAGCCATTGATTATTCCTCCTAATATTAATTTTAAATACGGCGGCGTTCGTCTTATCGACGGAATCTACCGCTCGCTTTAAGTTGTTGATATAGCGATTTTGCTTCTTCTTTAACGTCCTTTGGTGGAGGCGTCTGTCTCGGATTATTCGCAGGATTTGGATCTGCTCCGCTTGTTTTAGGCGGAATATCCGCTTTTAACTCTTCTAGCGATACCTTTAACGACTCTACGTCTTCCCCAACTAGATACTTGCGAACTCGCGCGATTTGATCCGCAGTATATCCGGCTTCGACGAGCAACTCCGTTTTAGTAGACTCTAGTTGCGTAGTCCTAATTTCGTTACGAATGGATTCGAGTTCGGCGGTTGCCTTATCGTACAACGTCTTGTACTCCTCTTTTTCCTCTAGCTTTTTACGCTCCGCTTCATCGCGTATTCTTTGCATCTCTTCGTCGTGCTTTTTCTTTTCTCTAGCCAAACGTTTTGCGATAATATCTTCTAATTCTTCTTGTGAAAACTTTTTATCCGGCTCATCTATCGCATTCGGAGTACCTGGATCATCTCCGCCACCATCGCCGCCGTCTGCGAAGTGTTGTAATTTCATGCGTAAATAAAATCGCTTATTTTCGTCTTTCATTCGTTACCTCCACGTTTAAAGTCCGAGTAGACTATTGATTTAAAGTACCGTAGCTTTTTACGTCATTCACGTATTGGACATGTTAACTAAATCTCTAAATCTCGTCGTCTTCCTCACCGTACGGATCACCCATACGTCGTAGAAGTTGACGTTCATTTGCGATTTCTTGCTTCTTGGCGGTAACATTCTCTACGCCTAGACGATTCATAGCGCCAGCTTGCGACTCTAACTCTGCGCCCATTTCTAGCGTTAATAGTTCGACCAATTCCTTACGATTATCAGGTAACGGCAACACGAACTTGATCTCGTTTGTGTAATCGTCGCCAATCATACGGAGTGTGTCCTTGTCGTACGCAAACTTCGGATTATTCATTCTCGCCTGCAGATAGCGGATAGTCTTTTCGTGTAGTTCCTCTAAACGTGGACCCCACGATAACCAATGTTCCTCCGTCTCTTGGATAATAGACTGAAATAGTACGTGAAGCGCGTCACCGTTAAGTCCTCCGAAATTAAGTTCCTGCGGTACAACGTTAGGGATGTTCGTAATTTCGTGAAGAGCGCCCTTTACTCTAGCGTATTGATCTGCGAAAGCTTCTTTCCAACGGAACCCGCCTTCGATTTTCTTGATATTCGGCTCCGCCTTATCCATATTACCGCTAGCTTCAATTACAGCTCCAGGCGCTATACGCACCTTATTCGCCGTACCTTCGGGAACGTTTAGTAGCGCCGTCATTGAGAACATTTCGAACTTTAACGAGTCGATAGCGTCCTCATTCATCGCGTTAAGGACGTCCGTTTGTTCTTTCATATCCTCGATTTCCGAGTTGTTCGCGTCTTCTCCGCTTAATTCGGAGATAGGGAATAGTACAACGGGGATGAAGTCGAGTTCCATCGACGCCTTCTGCGTAATTTGCTCCACCAATTTAAGCTCTTGGTCGTAAATTCCCTCTTCTAAATAGCAAACGCCTCCCTCTAGCGTAAACGACTGTTTCCAAACCATATTCTCGTTATCGATTTGTCTAAATGCGATAAAATGTACTGCGATTAACTCTTCGAAATCATCATCGGAATAAACCGGTATAATCTCGGTATCTGGACGCCATACCCACTTAATACGTCCTGTTTCCGGATTAAATACGATTTTACATCCGACACGTCCTGCGATAAGACGGTCACGCGCCGCCTTAATTAGCGCCTCATTCATACGATTCTCTCGCCATAATTGATAGAGTAGGCGTTCGTAGCGTTCTGACCTTTCATTCTCTACCGCTTGTCTATCGCTAGGGACATAATCCGGTTTACTCGTCTCGGTCGTAGGATCAATCTGTTTAACCGGTACGCTTAATCCGTGCTTACCTCCCATTTGCCAACGCGCTTTACGCTTAATGAACGATTTAAAGTAATTCGTCGCATATCGCGTAGGATCGTAGTCTAATCCGTCAGGACGCTCTAAGTCCGCAGCCTTTACGAGTTGTCCCGTACGAGGATCTACGTGCTGTTTTCCGTTATAATACTCGTAATCGCGTATTTGACGATTCATTCGTTCCCACGTCTGACGTCCTAACGCCTGTCGGAACGGCGAAAATAATTCTTCGTCCATAATCGGCGCCGATAGTATATTGTAATCAGCGAGATATTTACGTTTAGTAGCGATGGCTACCGCCTCCTTTCGTTATCGTTGTCTTTTCGTACTTGTTCTTACGGATATCGACGATCCCTTTGCCGTTGCATACGCGTCAGCGAGCGCATCTGGACCGTCGTCATGTTTGTGCATCGGATACATCTCGAACATTTCGAGTAATAAGCGTTGGTGTCGCATAAAGCGGATACGCCCGTTTTGGATGTCCGGTAATAACGCCTCAATACGTAGTGCCTTACGGCTCTTCTGTTTCACCCTACGTAACCTTGTATTCGCAGGATAGCCGTGTTTACGTAACTCCTCCGCTAACTTGTCCGCGAACCATTCCTGCGCCTGTTGCGATTCGACCGCTAATCCGTCGTATTGATATTGGAGAGTACGTTTTACCGCTTCTTTTAGCAAAATGTCGGGATGAACACGCTCAATAAACGTATCGACTACGTAACAGATACCCGTCGAGCGATTCTTCGCTAATGTGATAATAGCGGAATAGTCGCCTTTATCCTTTCCCATCGCAAAGTCGACCGATGCGTAATAGTCGAGATCCTTATCGTATAAATCAGATTCTGCAAAGAACGTAAAATCATCCGGCTTAAATATCTGCCGTTCTTCATCCGTCGGATTTCCGAGATACTCTTGATTAAACGCCTTCGGACCGTTCTCTTCACGTAGTTTCATCAAGTCGAGATACGTAAACATTTGTGGCCATAACGTTTGAGTGCCTTGTAGCATCTCCTGCCAGTAATGATTATAAAAATCTTCTGCCTTTGCACCGGCATCTACATCGTCACTCCGATATATCTCTCGCCACTTCTCCCATAAATCCTCGCGCTCTGACCACGACAATATCGCAGGGAACTTACGCGATACGAAGTCCCTACGTGATTTGATAACGTAATCTAATAGCGAGTCATATGCGACGATAGTACCCATGTAAATCGCGATACCCTGGCGACTTAATGCCGGTAACATTTCTTCACGGAACCATTGTTTGTTCTTTTCGATTAACTCCGGTGTATTCGTATTGGACTTCGACTCTAAATCGTCCAATAGAAAAAGGTCGGGACGTGTACTACCGTGACGCAAACCTCTCATCTGCGTACCGATACCCTTCGCCTCGACCTTCGTTCCACTTGTCGTTATAAACTCCGTATTATTGTCGACTTCATTACGGGACCGCTGCGTATACATTAGTTCACCGAAGTCCTCACGTAATTTATCGTTGTACTTCAACTGATTACGGCTCCACGATATAAAGTCGCCGGCCACTTCCGTCGTCTCCGATACCTCTACGATGTACTTACGTAAACGGTAGACGATTTGATGGCATAAATACCCGTTTGATAAATACGCCGTTTTAGCGTGTCCCCGCCCTACCGACCAAGCTACGTTAGACGTTTGATTTCCTAGCGTAATATCGTCTAGTAACGAACATAATGTACGGTGGAAATCCGCCGCCGTTGCTAGCGTAGCTCCTAGCGGTATCAGATTATCGGGATTACCTGGATTCCGCTCTTCCGAAAAATACTCGTACATAAAGTAGAGCATATCCGTCTCGCCGCGATGAATCCGTTTTAACTTCGTCAATTCCTTTGTATCGGCTAGGAGCGTATCAATATGCGTATCCTCCGCCTTACCTGCGTCATATAACGCCTTTAGCTTACGAGCGCGGTCGGTAAGTAGCGAGATACGTTCTGCACGTGCCTTACGGTCCAGCCATTCGTTGTTAATATACGCCACTACTTATCGCCTTCTTTATCATCCGCCAACATATCGTCTAAGTGCGCTAGTTCACGCCTAATCGCATCCACACTACGTTCCTGCGTCTTATCGACTGTCTCCGTAACTTGTCGCTCCGTAAGTAGTCCGAATCTACGCATAAATAAATCGATAGCCTTAACGGATGGTTGCGATCCGCTAATTAGCTTTAATAGCTGCGCGTACACCATATCGCGTTTATCCGATAAGAAGTCGTCAGCTATTTCGTTCTTATACGCAATAAAATTACGATTGCCGGTGCGCCAGCGATACAACGTCATACGTTCGACACCGACTTCATTAGCGATATCTTCTAGCGTTCTCTTTTCGCTATTCGGCGTCATTTCGTTTTCTACGATGAGGAACGCCGCTTTCCTCTGCTGCGCCGTCAATAAGGCGCCTAACTCTTCTAAACGATTACCTTTCACCATATTACGTTACCTCCTTCGTTAATTAATACGTGTTTTTAAGGCGCTTATACGCCGTATACAGACGGGTGTCTACGGAATCAATACGAATGTATCCGTAGAGACTAAATAACGGTATATACGCCAAATAGACGCCATTGTGACGTCTATATCGAGTGTGATACGATGTTAGTACGTGTCGGTTACGTATACGCTACGTCCTGAGTACGAAAAATTGGTAAGAAAAATTCATACGCCAGGCACGGGGAATTAGCGCTACCTACCCCGCCCCCTTTTCTGATCGCCGTACGCCATGTATAACGGTGTATGACGCATGCAAAACTAGTTAACATAATATTTATTTGTGGACGTTGGCACCTCCGATAACCCGCACCGTTAAGCCATCCGTCAACGCCGTAAATTATGCGATTATACAACGTCTTATACATCCGCTTAACCATGCGGTTTATAGCGCCTGGTATCGTGGAACAATTTAACGCATAATGCATAAGCATTACCGCCTACCCCGTGAGTTTGGCGAAGGTGTCTCCGTCGGGAGCGTCAAGCCGATATTATCACGTATCCA